GCCGGCTGGATCAAGGCGTTGGCAACAGTTCCAAGGTCATGGAGCTGCTGGACTACACCGAGCAGGAGCTTGAAAAGGCCACGGGCTGGAGCCGCTACAGCCAGGGCAACGATGCTCACGGTCTGAACGACACGGCTACGGGGATGAACATCATCACCAACAAGGCGGATATGCGGGTTGATTTGATCGCCCGCAACTTCGCCGAGGGCTTTACGGAGCTATTCAATTTCATTCTGAAGCTGGTTTGCCAGCACCAGAACAAGAAGGCAACGATCAAACTAGCCGGCGAGTGGACCGATATAGACCCCAGAGAGTGGCGCAACCAGTTTGACGTGAACATCAACGTCGGCATCGGCCAGGGCAACAAGGACCAGAAGGTTCAGCACATGATGGCGCTGATTGCCCAGCAGGAGAAGGTTTATCCGCTGGGCGTCGCGAACGGCAGCAATATCCACGAGTCAAGCAAGGAGCTTGCCAAGCTGCTCGGATACAAGAACGGGGACAAGTTCTTTAACGACCCAGTCAAGAACCCTCCGCCTCCGAAGCCTGATCCCGAGAAGATGAAACTTGACGCGATGATGAAGATGAAAGAGATGGAGCTTCAAGCGGGCGCGCAAGGCAAGCAGTTCGAGGCACAGGCTAACGCTCAAATCGAGCAGATGCGGATTCAGTACCAGGCGGAGGCCGACGCCGCGGCGCGCAACCACGAGGCCCAGCTTGAGCAGGCCAAGGCGCAAATGCAGGCGGAAGTGGACAACAACCGGCAACGCTCCGAGGCTGAACAGAAGACGCTGGAATTGCAGCAGCAAGCCCAGATTCAAGCGCTCCAGGCAAATTACCAGCGCGAGAAGGATGCCGGCGAGCAACAGCTCAAGTGGGCCATTGCTCAATTGCAATCCGACACGTCGCTTCAGTTGGGCGCCATGAGCGCGGCGACTGCGGCAACCCGCCAAGCACCAGAAAAGGCCGCGCAGTAATGGCAGAAGAAAGCACGCGGCTTAAGAAATTTATCGCCGACCAAGAAGAGGCCGTATCTATCGCCCGAGGCCTGCCTGATGGTAGTAGCCCGGTGCGGATCGACGCCTTGAACGTCGCGTTATCTCTGGCGCACAGCAATGCACTCGCCAGCGGCGGGGTGACGTCGATGGCTGAAGTCATGAAGGATGCGGTAAAGGTGGAAAAGTATTTGAGGGGCGGCGATGAGCACTGAACAGCGCATCTACGACGGCAACCGCGCCCGTGAAGTCCTCGAAAACGAGGCTTACATCAAGGCATTCAACGACCTCAGAGCGGAGATCACAGACAAATGGCAAAACTCACCCTCAAGGGACTCGCAAGGCCGGGAAACCCTGTACCTGATGCTGGGACTGACCAACAAGATCGAGGGCCTGCTGAAGGACTCGATGATGTCGGGCAAGCAAGCGATGCTGGACCTGGAACACAAGCGGACGCTCGCAGAGCGCGCCAGAGACTGGATACCCAGCTACAAATAAAGATGATGAGCGGGGCGTCCTTTCTCATCAGGAAGAATCTAGCGTAATACCCCAGCGCTAGTAGCCAAACGGCTATTTGTGGGGTCGCATCCGTCGAGAGACGCTGCATTGGAGACTACTTTGGATAATCCTTCAGGGGAACCCAGCAACGCGCCGCTGAGTCCAGAATCAGCGGTAGACGCTTTCGCATCAGCTCTTGAGCCCGTAAAGGAGCAGGACAAGACACCGGAAGCATTGGAAGCCGAAGAGCTTGAAAAGGCCGCCAAGGAGCAGGCAGAATCGGGCGAGGGCGAGCCGAACACGCAGGAAGAAGGCGATGACGCCGCGGGCGAGAAAGTCACCATCGAAGTAGATGGCAAGACGGTCGAGCTTAGCAAGGCGGAACTGGCCGACTACTATAAGAACGGCTTGCGGCAGGCTGACTACACGAAAAAGACGATGGAAGTCGCGGACGCCCGTAAAACGGCAGAGACTGAAATCGCCAAGGCGCGACAAGAGCGCCAAGTCTACGCGCAGAACCTCCAGCGGAACGCTCTGCAACTAGAAGCTGTCATGGAACAGCAAAAACAGATCGACTGGAATGCTCTCATCGAGGCAGATCCTATTGAGGCAATGAAACAGCGGCACCTCTTTGACCAGAGACAAGCCGCCCATCAGCAAACGCTTCAACAGCTTCAGTTTATCGAGGAGCAGACCAAGGCCGAACAAGCCCAACACATGATGTCCTACCGGGCAGAGCAGCAGGAAAAACTCCTCGCCAAGCTTCCCGACTGGAAAGACCCAGTGAAGGCCAAGGCCGCATCGGCGGAACTCTCGGAATACCTGAAAAGTCAGGGATTCGAGGACGCCGAACTGAAAGCTACGTTCGACCATCGCGCGGTTGTGCTCGGCCACAAGGCCATGAAGTATGACCAGATGATGGAAAAGGCAAAAGCCGCCGCCAAGAAAGTCCAGGCCCTGCCACAAAAAGTGGTCCGCCCTGGTGTTGGCGACACCCCGAACCTCGACCGTCGAAGCTCTGCCATGCGGCAGTTGTCCAAGACGGGCCGGGTAGAGGACGCGGCTGCGCTGTTCGACCAATTCGTTTAACCCCTAAACGTCGAGAGACGCAGGAGCAATATTATGGGTGTCCCATCAGGAACTTTTGTCACGACTGCCGCTATCGGCAACCGTGAAGACCTCACGGATGTGATTTATCGCATCTCCCCCACGACCACGCCACTTTTGAGCGGCGCGGCCAAAACCACCGCAACCAACACGTTGCACGAGTGGCAAACCCAGGATCTGGCCGCCGCGGCGTCCAATCTGGCGGTTGAAGGCGACGACGCTACGCTGGTTGCAGCTACGCCCACCGTTCGCCTGACAAATCGCTGCCAGATCAGCACCAAGCCCTTTGGTGTGTCTGGCACGCAGCAGGCCATGAACCCAGCCGGCCGCAAGAACGAGCTGTCCTACCAGGGTAGCTTGAAGTCTCTGGAGCTGAAGCGCGACATGGAATTTGCCATGACGCAGCAGTCGGTTCTGGCGACTTCTCCACGGGCCACCCGCGGCCTGGTAGGCTGGGTTGTGGACAACACGTCCAAGGCCTCCGATACCACGCTGGCAAGCTACACGGCCAACACCGACAAGACGGACGGCACGACCCGTGCTTTCGTTGAGTCCCAGGTGAAGTCCGTTTGCCAGCTGGTGTACACGGCCGGTGGCGATCCCGACACGATCATGATGGGCCCTGCCGCGAAACAGACGTTCTCGTCTTTCACCGGCAACGCAACCCGCATGGACAAGAGCGAGGACGCCAAGCTCTACACCTCCATCGACGTGTACGTGTCCGACTTCGGCGAACTGAAGGCGGTTCCAAACCGCTTCCAGCGTACCCGCGACGTGTTCATCCTCCAGATGGACAAGCTGGCCGTGGCCTACCTGCGCCCCTTCCAAACCCTGGAACTGGCAAAGACGGGCGACTCGGACCGTCGCGAGCTGGTTGTCGAGTTCGCGCTCGAATGCCGAGCTCCCAAAGCCCACGGCGCCGTTTACGACATCGCCTAAACCACAGGGGAGGGCTTCGGCTCTCCCCGTACACGGAGCATAAACATGGGTACAAATCTACGCCAACGCGCCGACGGCGGTATCGGCTTTGTCACTGACTCGACCTCGGAAGAGGTTCAGAGCTTCGGCGGCATCTATCGCGGCTGGAAGGTGGCGAAAGTCGCCCTTGCCGGTGTTGCAGCGACCACGGGCGGCGCTCTGTTCTCCTGGGCCAATCCCGAGGGGCAGACCATCATCATTGATCGCCTGCAACTGGACATCACCACGAAGTCCACGGGCGCAGCTGCTGGTGACTTCGGCATTGCCGCAAACGGCACGACCAGCGCGGACAACCTGATCGACGGCTATGCACTGGGCGGCACTGAGAAAGTTGTCGATACCGCGCTGACCGCTGATCTCGGGACGAATGGCAAGGTTAACCAAAAGATGACCTCCAGCCAGTTCCTTACCGGCACGGGTGCGGCCACCACCGCTGGCTTGGTGGGTAGCGTGTTCATTCACTACCACCTCGCCTAATTCACGCCCCTTCGGGGGCTCTTCTTTTTCCTAACGCTGCGATAGCGCTGGAGCAAAAATGTCAAACACCTACGAAGGCGCGATTTCGGTTAATTCCGTTGGCACGACTCTCACATCTGCCGCCGCAACGTCTAGCGCCACCATTCCGAACGACTCTGCCGGCAATCTGCCGCGATATATTCGCGTCGCTGCGACGGCCGCAGCATACGTCAAACTTGGCAAGACTTCGGCGACCGCGACGACCAACGACATGTTGGTCCAGCCGGGCGATGCGGTCATTTTGCACGTCCCGGGCGGCATCGACAAAATCGCCGCCATTCGCGATACCGCAGACGGCAAGGTAAGTGTCGTGCCATTGGACAACGTCTGATGCGCTCCGTAATCGACCAAGGCGGCGGGCTTAGCACCGTCGTCGCGCTGGAAGACGGCAACCTGGTGACGGGCTCAGTGCAGGACTGCACGCCCTTTGTCGAGCGCACCAAAGCGTTGCACCGCGAGGGAATCCACGGATCAAGCGACTTCAAGCACGCCGCGAGCTTCCCGCCTGTGCTGGTGGAGAAGTATTGCAACAACAACGGCATCAGTTTCGCGGAGTTCCTGAACAATCCTGTGCATTGCAAGACGATGCTGAACGACCCGGCGCTGAAGGATTTCCGCGTGTGGGGCGGGAGAGTCTAAATGGCGCTCGACGGCACCTATGCAGGCCTCCAGGCATCTATTGCAGCATGGATCAACCGCACCGACTTGACGGCGGTTATTCCCGACTTCATCTCGCTTGCAGAGGCAAAGATCAGCCGTGACTTGCGTTTGCGCAAGCAGATTGTGTTAAGCACGCTCTCTACCGTCGCCAGCACCAGAGGCGTGAACCTTCCCAGCGACTGGCTCCAGTTCGAGAATGTCTCAATTGATGGCAATCCAGAGCGCCAGCTGACGTACTGCACGGTTGAGCACCTTGACTATCAATATCCGAACGGCGACCCATCCGGCAAACCTTCGCTGTTCACGATTGAAGGCGACCAGATCCTTTTCGGGCCGATGCCGGATGCGGTCTACACCGTAAACATTTTTTACTACCAGAAGTTCACGGCGCTTTCGTCCGGGGCGAACTGGTTGTTCACGAATCACCCGAACATTTATCTGAATCTGGCTCTGTCCTACGCGTGCCACTACATCAAGGACGCCAAGCGCACCGCCGAATACCTGGACCTGTATGAGAGGGACGCTGCTGCGCTCCAGACGCAAGACGACATGGCGCAACACAGCGGCTCATCCTTGAGGGTGCGCTCGACATGATTCCGTTGCTGGGTTTTAGCCCGGACGCCGACCCGAATACCCCGGGGATCATGACGGCATGCTCTGCCGTGATCCCGTTTGAGGCCGGATTCAAAGGCGCACCGTCAGCGGTGGCCACAACGGCCGCAGCGCTCGCCGCGGCATGCAACGGGACCGTGGTAGCGACCAAGCTTGACGGAACTCGCCGAGTGTTTGCCGGGACCATCACGAAGCTCTATGAGCTTGCTGGAACGTCATGGACAGACCGAAGCAGGGTAGGAAATTACAACGGTGGCACTGATACACGGTGGTCGTTCTGCCAGTTCGGCGACACCACCATTGCCTCCAACTTGGCCGACACCATGCAATCGTCAGCCTCTGGAGCTTTTGCCGATATTTCTGGCGCGCCAAAGGCAAAGATCGTCGTTAGCAGCAACAACAACTTTGTCATCGCATTCAATACGGTCGATGGCACTTACGGGACCTCGCAAGACCGCTGGTGGTGCTGCGCCCAAGGAGATCAAACCAATTGGACGCCGGCAGTTCCCACGCTTGCGACGACTGGGCGTTTGGTGGCAGTCGAAGGGCAGATCCAGGCCGCGTTGACGCTTGGTGACTACGTTATTGCGTACAAGAATCGTGCCATCTTTCTTGGCTCTTTTGTCGGCACGCCTGTTGTGTGGCAATGGGCGCTGGTTCCCGGCGGCGAAGCCGGCGCAGTTGGTCAAGAGGCTGTGTGCGACATCGGCGGGGCGCATTTCATCGTCGGGACTGACAGCTTTTGGCTGTTCGACGGGACGCGCCCCGTGCAGCTGGGTAACGGCAAGGTCCGGCAGTGGTTTTTGAACAACTCCAGTGCGACCTACCGCTATCGCACGAAAGTGGTTTACGACAAGCAAAACAACCTGGTGCGGATTTTCTTCCCATCCACGGCCTCGACGGGAAATTGTGATTCTTGCCTTGTTTATCACGTCCTCTCCAAGGAGTTTGGACTGGACAACCGGACGATAGAAGCGCCACTTGCCTACATCGCACCCGGAGTGACGATTGACGGGCTCGATGCCTATGCGGCAACGATTGATGCCCTACCGAATATACCGGTGGACTCGCAATTCTGGATTGTTGGCGGACAGCTCCCGGCCTATTTCAACAGCTCGCATCAGCTGGTGTCGCTAAACGGTCCATGTGGGTCGTCCAGCTTCACTACCAGCGACATGGGAGACGACGACGTTGTGTCGGACATAGAGCGATTCCGGGTGCGCTATACGCAGTCGCCAACCACCGCTACGGCCACTGGGTTTTACAAGATGAATGAGGGCGACTCGCTGACCATGGGGCCGGTCAACACCATAAACGATGGGAAGTTTGATGTTCGGCAATCCGGCAGATTTCACCGCGTGCGGGTGGATATGACTGGCGACCACAAAGTTACCGGCTATGACGCGAAGCTGATTGAGGCGGGCGGACGATGACCAGGCCCACAGAGGACCCAATCCTTCCGCAGAACCCCGACACGGAATATGCAAAGAGCCTGAACGTCCGGCTCAAGGATATTTTTCGCATTCTTTGCCGTCGAGTGAACGGTATTTCTGATGGCCGCATCAGTGCAATAGACAACGCAGTCACCTCCGTTCCGACGACTGGGACTTACGCGCAGGGTGATTTTGTGCGCAACAGCACGCCGACAGAGCTTGGATCGGCGGCAAGCAAGTACGTAATTTTTGGATGGGTGTGCACGGTTGGCGGCACTCCCGGCACGTTCGTGCAATGCAGATTTTTGACAG